TTAGTAGAGAAGAAACCATATATACCGTATCGTCGTTGCGAATTAACAAAAATGTTACGACATTCCTTTGATCAAAACAGTTGTACATATATTTTATGTACCATACCCCAAGAAGTTGCTCATTCTCATACAACCGTAGATGTTTTAAATTATGTGAGTGATATGAAGAATATTAAAAAGGAGTGTGTTCGTCAAAATAAAATGCCATTGTGTGATCATTTTGTACAAGGGAGTCCAAGATTCAAACATATATTTTCACACAAAGAAACCTTTTTAAAATATCAAAAACAAGAACATGAATTATTTGAAAAAATGTTGAAAAAACAAAGTTCAAAGGTATTATTAGACGATTATTTGAGCATTATGCATAAGAAACAACAGTTATTAGAAGGTAAAAAGTAGTGGTTGATAGAAATGATATAATAATAATTTCCATAATATTATTATATGCCGTCAAAGAAGCAAAAACGTGAAAACAAAGCAGAACAAAGACAACAAGAACAATATGAAGAGAAGAAGATCCAAGAAGAAGAAATGTTATGGGAAGTGGGAACAAACAAACGCGGTGAGTTAAAATCACAACTTCAAAATGAAAAACATGAAGAAAAGATACGTATGAAACAGGAAACGAAGGAAATGTTGGAAGCAGAGGAAGAATTATTAGGACCGGGGAAGAAATCCAAGTCCAAGAAATTAAAAAACGACGACCTGTCTTTATTAAATCAAGCACTCTCAAGCATGCCCAAGACGAAGGCACAACGGGAGCAGGAAATATTGTTACAAGAAAAGAAAGAACGGAAAAAACAAGAAGACCATCGTTTGTTAGAGAACGAAGAACGAAAACAGCGTGTTCTACAAGAAGAAAAGGAATTAGAACGTAAAAAAATAGTTCAACAAGATGCGTTTTTAAAAATGGAAAAGGATGTTATTGGAACTATTGATGATGCTCTCGGTATCTTGGAGTCTTCAAATGAAGTGATTCAAAATAAACATGAATTCAAACAATTCTATCATAAACACTTGCCAATATTACAAAATGAAAATCCAAATTTACGCGTCCATCAATACAGAGAACATATTTATAAATTATGGAAACGATCAATTGAAAATCCGAATAATTAAACAAAATCGAAAGATTGTTCCAGATATCTATAATTTAACGCCGACTTTTTGATTTTGTAATACATATAAATGCCATGCTCAAAACAAGCATCACTACTATAAAAAATCCGAAACTTAAAACTATCATTATAGTAACTGCATAAAAGATGTTTTTCAGATAAAATCCCATTTAATTGTTTGCTGAAACGCTTGAGTTTTTTTGTCTCGAAATAGATGCCATATATGTTACAACACCGATAATTATGAGAAAACACGATAATAAAATAATTATACCGACCATTATAATATAATTCACGATAAAATAGTGAATTATGTTACAATATTACATTTGCTTATAGACCCCCGGGAAATCCGACCAGATTGGCACCAATACCGAAACCGGCACCACCACGGGCAGAAGACGCCATTGTAGGTACAAAAACATCAAGTACCGCAAATGTAGCAGCAGCAGTGAGGGCAATTACCATGACCTCCTCTAATTTGAGGGATTGCTTAGGGATGGCATAGGCCGCGATGGCAACCATGAAACCTTCAATTAAGTATTTGAGAGCACGTTTAATAAGTTCGCTAAAGTCAAACATTCCGTCCATGAATATATATTATACATACCGAAAAAAATGTTTTCATAATTATAGATATTCAGGAAAATAACTTAAACAATAGTAGTACTACTAAATATATAATTGCTAAATGAGTGAGTCAGTAGCCTTTGAAAGAAAAACTCTTCCCAATGGAACCCCTAACCCAAAGTATGTAGATGTATTGGATGAGGACGCAGGTATTGCCGGTCAGAAATTTACGTGTATTTCTTTCTTGTCTCCTGACAAGATTTTGGAGAAACGCGAGACCTTTCTATTTAATAAATTTGTAGAGCAATGGGATTTTACTAAATCAATGAACAAGTTCGGTGATTTTATCAATTTTATTTCCTATAAATACAATCTGAATGTAGAAACTGTTTTTAAGGATTATAATGAGTTCTGTAAAGAAGAGCAAGATATGCTACAGAAGAATGGTGTATCCGACGATTACCAGAATTTTTTGGATAAGAATGAGGATAAACTGACTGAGCAGTTTCAGCGTGATCATGCTTTCCAGACTTCAGTTCGTGGTCTAAAGAACCGTGGTAATTTTGCTACTCAGGAAGAGGCTGAACAATTCTGTAAGAAATTGCGTGAAAAGGATCCCAATCACGATATTTTTGTTGCTCCAGTGGGTGTTTGGTTGCCTTGGGATCCAAATGCTTACAAGACTGGTCGCGTAGAGTTCATGGAGGAGGAATTGAACAAACTGCATCAAGAGAAAATTAATAATGAGACAAAGGCAAAAGAGGAGTTTGATAAGCGCGTTAAAGAGACGAAACAGAAGGCAATTGAGGAGAATATTGAAAAGGCAGAGAAGTCCGGAAATAAACTAACTCAAACTATTACTGAGGATGGACAACTCATTGGAGTAAAGGACACTGTTGATTTTGAGAGTCGTGATGTTGCCGATGAGGAGGGGCGCAAGAAGCACGAAGACGAGGTCATGGAGAATGCGAAAGAAGTTAGTGCGGCTAGCATCAGCGACGAATTTTCGAGTGAATCCCAAAAGGAGGATTAAGTAATCTATAGATACGTATAATTATAATTTTGTATATTATAATTATTTTTGCAAGTTTTATTACATACAATTTACCATTTACTTGTTGTTTTTTTGACTGTTACTTGTTGTCCGGTATTACGTTTCTTTGCCTTAGACGGATCATATGCTTCATCTTCATCATCGGAACCCATATTTTTCGAAATATCCCAAAATTCTTTCGACCCGAGTTTGAAATCTGGACGACCTTCGGCTTTGTACCAAAAAATTTGGTCATATAATTTATTGGATTTTGCGTTATTATTAATTACCAAACATTCATAGTTTTCAGTAGTTTGATCCATGACCGACGAAAATGATTCTAATGTTGGAAACATGGACGCATAATTTTCCCAAATGCGTTTTCGATTGGTCATATAGGGCTCACGTAAAATAAATACATAATCAATGTTTGTACGTAAATTGGGAGGTATGCCTAAAGGATACTGCATCGTAATAATTAACATGACTTTCCAATGACGACCGTTCATAAAAAGCAACCGCATCATTTTATCACGAGTCCATGACTGATCGTATAAACAATCATCCAAGATCACAAAGGTTCTTGGATCAATAGTGGATTTTTTATACAGTTCTATATCTTTGTTCATTTGCTTTAATACTGCCTTTTGTCTTCTTAATACATTCTCTATTAAAATTGTATTGTATTCTTCGTGTATGAATAATTTAGGCACGTGTTTGTTATAAAAACCATTACCTGCTTCTGTTCCTGATATGACAGTTCCTATAGGAATATCTTGATGATGATATAATAAATCTCGAACTAAGAAAGATTTACCTGTATCTCTTCGTCCAATCATCACAATTACGGGACCCTTATTTTCATCAGGTTTGAAGGTAATCCATCTCATATCGAATTTTTTTAGTTCTAATGTCATTGTTGATGTTATAAATAATCTGTGATATTTAATTTATCTAAAAAATACGACTATTACACGTTTATTTATCTCGAAAATTCTATTGACACACCTTATATGTCTAAATTTAAACTTCATTATAAGAAACATTCATCTATTGAAATATCACTTTTAGGAAAACAATACAATGAATTGAATGAAGAAGACGCTACATATAATCCGTATTCCATTCATAATCTTCAACATTATCAACCGCTGTATAAAGTGTTCTTTGAAATGAATCAAAAAAATTCGGAGATCCTATCATTTAATCACAAATATCACATGGTTGGATTAAACCAAGTCCAAGAAAACGAGGGAAAACGTATGGATAGACCCATATTTAATAAATTTTCACCTCTCTTGGACCCTTATAGATATAT